ACCTTGCATCAGGTCTTCTGATTGCCCTTGGTACTGCGGCATTGCAGTCATTCGGGCAGTTCGTTATTGAAGGAGTAGTAATTTGGTCTATCGTATGGAAGGTGGCTCTATCAGCCGCATTCACATATCTTGGTGGTACTTTCCTTGCTCCTCCGTACAATACAACAAAAGTACGAGTGTTTGGCAGTGTACGAAAAGCCGCTTAAGTAAAGAAGTTCCGGGGTGAAAGATCCCCGGAACTATTCTAACAATTAACTTGTCAAGTGATGGAACGAACGAAAGGAATAGTCAAACAAGATGCCGGGTTGGTAGCCTACGCCCAATTACTTGGTGACCTTGTTGGGAGGATGCAACTTGCCACAACACTTGGCATGCAATACGCGGGAGAGCGTGATATCTATAAAGCCTTGGGGTATCCACAGACAAGTGATTTAAAATTTGAAGATTATTACGGTAGGTATTGTCGGCAGGATATTGCGAAGGCTGTTATTGACAGACCGGTTCGTGGTACGTGGCAAGGTCCACTTGAGTTAATTGAATCAGAGGAAACAAAAGATACAGAGTTTGAAAAGGCCTGGGTTGCTTTAAATTTGAAGCTCAGTTTAAAAGCAAAGCTTTCTAGACTTGATAGGTTAACCGGTCTTGGGCGATATGGGGTTCTTTTACTTGGACTTGATGATGTTTCCACACGTGAAGGGTTTGAAAGACCTGTAAAGGAGGGGGCTCGTACTTTAAAATATGTCAAGCCTTTTGGAGAAACCAGTGCAAAAATACTTACCTATGTCACAAATCCAAGTGATGAGCGTTTTGGATTACCATTGATGTATTCCATTGAAACGGTTAATATCAGTACAGGTGCAACAATACTGACAAAGGTTCACCACTCACGAATGTTACACGTAACAGATGAGGCGTTAGAATCAGAGATATACGGTATTCCTCGATTACAATCCATCTACAACCGCTTGATGGATTTGGATAAGGTTATTGGTGGGGATGCTGAGATGTTTTGGCGGGGTGCCCGTCCTGGGTATGAGGGTAAAGTTGATCCTCAATATACGATGACTCCTAAGGGGCGGGAAGATTTAATTTCACAGATATCGGAGTATGAAAATAACCTACGCCGTATCCTCATAAATGAAGGGGTTGAATTAAAATCATTAGCACAACAAATTGCCGACCCCTCTCCACACTTTATGGTAATACTCCAAGCAATATCGGCAGAGACTGGAATACCTGTACGGGTGTTAACAGGTAGTGAACGTGGTGAGTTAGCAAGTTCGCAGGATGCTGGGGAATGGAAGGCCTACGTACAAGCCCGCAGGGAGGAGCACGCGGAGACTAATATAATACGCCCACTTGTAGGGATGCTCCTTAAATACGGCGTTTTACCAAGCCTTAAGACGGAAAATTACACGGTTAAGTGGAACGACCTGTACTCCCTTAGTGAAAAGGACAGAGTTGAGATTGGTAAGTCAAGGGCTAATGCTTTACGTGAATACACATACAGTCCAATGTCTGAGGCTATTGTTCCGCCGGATGCCTTCTTTGACTTGTTCTTAGGGTTGACCCCGGAACAGATTACACTTATCCGTGAGCAACGTGATGAGCTTATTTCACAAGAAGACTTGTATGACAAGATTTTGGAAGAGTTGGAACCTGAGCCTGTTGTGATGCCAGGGCAGTCTCCGGCAGGTGGTGCAAAGAGCACACCGGCCAAGCCGACAAAGAAGAATACGATGAGTAGAACAAAATGAGTGAAGTAGCAACATATACTGAAGCCGTTCGTAAGAACTACGATCCTACGCATACGACCGCATTGAGAAACGCTTTCGCAGCAGACTTCCGCAGGCGTTTCAAAGAGTTGGCTGCCGTAGTTGCCATAGGTGTTTATCAAAACGACTGCTTTGGTTTGAAAGAGAAATTACATACCTTCCAAATGCAATCTCCACCAAGAGAAGCTTATGCGTTCTTACGGAGCCAAGAGAAGATTGCGGCGTTTATGAAGTGGTTAGAAAAACAGGTGGAGTTAGGTATTTTGACAATACAGGATCTTGATCAAATAGGTACTGCAATTGAATCCGTTTGGACAAATAAATACATCTACGATTCTTATAAAAGAGGGGTTCTCAGAGCGCGATATGAGATGGGGCAACTTGGTATGGAACTCACTCCACTTGAAATGATAGGAGGGGCTGCAACATTGTTGGGGTTACCAATGCATTTGGATCGTCTTGGTTTACTGTACACAAGGCTATTCACAGATTTAAAAGGGATCACTTCCGCAATGGATTCACAAATTAGTCGTATATTAGCTCAGGGATTAGCGGATGGAGATGGTCCGCGATTGTTGGCTCGTAAGTTAGTATCGACAATTAATGGTACAGGAATGGGTGATTTAGGCATAACAGATACATTAGGTAGGTTTATCCCTGCCGCACGACGGGCTGAGATTCTTGCTCGCACGGAGATTATTCGGGCACACCATTTGGGTACCATACAAGAATACAGAAATCAAGGTTTATTGAATATTGTAGTAAAGGCTGAATGGAAAACGGCTGGGGATGATCGCGTATGTTCAAAGTGTGCCAGTTTGGAAGGGAAGGTTTTCACGTTGGATGAGATAGAACCAATGATACCACAGCATCCACAATGCCGTTGTATTGCACTTCCATATATTGAGGAACTTTTGAAGTATAAAATAAGGTAGGAGGATGAGATATGCCATGGACCGTAGCAGATGTTGACAAGCACAAGAAGGGCTTGAGTGACAAACAAAAGAAACAATGGGTTCGTATTGCCAATGTCGCTTTGGCATTGTGTATGAAGAAAGGTGGTACTGATGAGGAGTGTGCTGCCAAGGCAATAAAACAGGCAAACGGCGTTGTTAACGCAAACAGTGGTGCTTACGCAGTGTACAAGAACCGACCTGACTCAGATTATGAAGTCACCCTTACTGTACATCAGGAAAGACCCTGTTATGTGGTACCTGTTGTAATGATGGTAGAGGGGGTACATAATGGAAGCCATGGACCACTTCTCCATAAAATTGATGAACTTGGGAAAATTCCGGCTGCTTGGAATGGTATCCCTGTTGTGATGGATCACCCGGAGGATGAGTCCGGTACTCCGATTTCAGCGAACTCTCCCGAGGTTATTGATAAGCGAACAGTTGGACGGGTATATAATACGAATGTCGATGGAACGAGATTATGCGCGGAAGTTTGGTTGGATGAAGAGAAACTTAATTCGATTGCTCCTGAAATACTTGAAGACATCACAAATAATAAACTTATTGAAGTTAGCGTGGGGGTATTTTCGGAGGAAGAGGAAGAAAAGGGTGTCTGGAATGGGGAAGAGTACGTAGCAAAAGCATACAACTATCGGCCGGATCACCTTGCCATACTTACAGAGTTCGTTGGGGCCTGTTCTTGTGAGGATGGGTGTGGTTTAAGAAACAACAAACAAAATGACATGATACAGGTATCAATTGAAGGCACATTAAAAGGTAAGGATCTTGTTCTTGAACTAAACAGGCAAGGTGTTGCCACACGGGCAATCGGTAATCATGCCGATGCTGGGTACAAAGAGAAGCTGGATGCTGTTTATTCGGCGTTACGGGCAGTAGATGGGGATGACTCTTACAGTTACTTGGAGGAGATGTTTGACACCTACTTGATATATAGCAAGAGTAGCAAAGGTGCTACCAAAATGTATAAACAGGATTATTCGTATGAGAGCGGGAAACTTGATTTGACGGGGAATCCTGTTGAAGTCCATCGAAAGGTGGAGTATGTGACTAATAATTTAAGTATTAACCAAAAGGAGGTAAAAATGAGTAAAGAATGCGCTCCTTGCATCAAAGAGAAGGTTGATCATCTGATTGCAAACAGTCAGGGTCGCTGGACCGAAGATGACAGGGAATTTCTTCAGACGCTCTCCGAAGCTCAGTTGGATAAAATGAAGCCAATTGAGACAGAGAAGGTCGTTGAGAAGAAAATCGAAGTGAACAAACTCACTCCGCAGCAGGAAGCCGACCTTGCCTTTGTGGCAAACATGCGTGCGGAGAAAAAGAGGAGTATGATCTCTGGGATTCAGGCAAACACTTCGAAAGAACTGTGGCCTGATGAAGTACTGAATGGAATGGACGACGCGAACCTTGAGAGAGTGTTCAAGTCTGTCAAGAAAGAGGAAGTTGTTGATTATTCACTTGGTGGTGAAGTACCAATCCGGACGAACGCTGGTGAAGAGCCGATGCTTCCTCCTATGGTTGAAGAAACACCTAAAAAGTAAGGAGGATAAACAATGGCTTACAACACTATTAAAATCAAAAAGTACCTGGATATTATCGAGGAGTTTATTGCAGCCGATGCAATATATCCGGGTATGGTTGTGGAGATGGACTCTGCCGGTAAGGTAAAAGCCCATGCCACTTCCGGGGGAAACGTTGTTCCTGTAATGGTTGCTCTGGAAGATGAGCTTCAGGGAAAAGGAATCGATGACGCTTACGCCGCCAATGATAAGGTCCAGGTATGGATTCTTAATTCTGGAGAGGTGTTCTACGGGATAATTGCTGACGGGCAGACGATTGCGAAGGGTGACCTTCTTGAGTCGGATGCAGGTGGCCGATTGATCAAGCACGTACCTGATGAAGGTTCAGTGAATGCAATCTACCAGAATGCTATTGTCGGCGTCGCCCTTGACGCTGTCAGTACTGCTGCCGGTTCAGAAGACAGTGATATCAATTTCCTCTCTATTTACAGGAGGATTCCGGTAAGAGTTCGTTAATTAAAAATAGGAGGAAAATACAATGAATGATATCTTTGTTGATCTTATCGCGAATGGACAGGCTCAGGGGCAGGTTGCTCAGATGATCCTTAACAACGGCCGTATGGATACGGGCCGTATGCGTCCATTTATCGGGAGAGACGGCCGTGCGTATATGACCGTTTACAAAGGGGGTGACCCCAGGAAGCCCGAGAGTTATGCAGTTATTCAGTCATACGCTGGTGCTACTCTCCGCAGGGATGAGTGGAAGCGTTTGGATGAAGCGATTGTAGAACCTTCCCGTTATCGCCTTGGTGGTGTGGAAGACCTTATTTCCAATGGTCTTGTGTATAACCTTGGCAACGGACTTGGCACTACGGTGCTTGAGTGGCATGACGTGAGTGAAGGTATGAATGCTGTAGTAACAATGGACGGCGTTACCCGTGGTAACAACGACCGTGTTGTCTTCCAGCACAATTACCTGCCCCTCCCGATAATTCATGCTGACTACGAAATCAACGCCCGTGTTCTTGCCGCCAGTCGTAATATGGGGAATCCCCTTGACACGACTATGGCAGAAAGGGCAGCTCGCAGGATTCTCGAACTGAAGGAGAATATGCTGTTTACCGATGTTACATATTCCTATGGTGAAACAGACACCCGTGGACGTAACACGATTTACAGTTATATCAACTTCCCGGATCGTAACCTTGTTAACCTGAGTATTCCTTGGGACAACTCGGCTTGCACTGGCAAGATGATTCTTCAGGATGTTCTTGAGATGAAGCAGGCAAGTTTGACTGCGCTGCACTATGGGCCGTGGATGCTTTACATTCCTGCCGCTTATGAGACTGTTCTTGATGATGACTATGTTGGTGCTAACCCCGATACCGCTCCTACTGTGACGGTAAGGCAGCGGCTCCTTGGCATTGCCGGAATCAAGGGTATCAAAGTGATTGACACACTTCCTGCAAACAACGTTCTTCTCGTCCAGATGACATCTGACGTTGTACGTCTTGTAAGAGGTATGGCTCTCCAGAACGTTGAGTGGAAGACCGAAGGTAATATGGTTACCAAGTACAAGGTAATGACTATCGAGGTTCCGCAGATTCGTTCTGACATCAACGGCAAGTGTGGTATTGTCCACATGTCATAAATTGAATTTGACTAATCAAGTCATTTCATTAAAAACTATCAATTATGGAACGTACAAAAAAGAATGAGAAGCCTCCGGAAAATGAACCTGAGGTTCCTGAAACACCTGAGGTTCCTGAAACACCTGAGGTTCCTGAAACACCTGAGGTTCCTGAAACACCTGAGGTTCCTGAAACCAAGGAAGAACCAATTCCCGTTGATCCCGATCCGATTATTACATGGAAGAAAATGGGAGGGGGCTCACTTCGCCTTGCTAAGCGATTAATTCCCCCTGGGGCAACGTTTAAGGCCCGGGTAAGTGAGATACCCAAAGGGTTCCGGGATGTGGTTATTCCAATGGAGCTCATACCAGAGGCACAACAGGTAACAGTACCTCCGGTAAAGTCAGCCTTCCAGGTAGTACCACGTGGTAAGAGCAAGTCAATGTTTGACATCATTGGTGCGAATGGTAAGCGGATGAACGAACAGCCCTTAACAAAGGCCGTTGCGGAACGTCTTAAAGCCGACCTGGAAAAATGACCTGGCGAGTTCCTAAAATATGGGAAGGTGGTGATGTTTGGATCATAGGGGGAGGCCCGTCTGTGCCTCGTCAATTTGATGTTCCTGAGGATATCATTCAAAAGGTAACTCAAGGGACTCTCCCTCCAAACGCCTACTCACCCTATATGCATCCAATACATGACAAGCACGTCATTGGTGTAAATATGTCATATAAACTTGGCATGTGGATAGATGTAGTAATGTTTGGGGATAGTGGGTTTTTCCTTAAAGAAAGAAATGGTTTAGCAACCTTTCCCGGAATCAAGGTTTCATGTAATACAGGCAGCCAAGGAGAGCGTTGGATTAAACATCTTGGAAGAGATGGCTCTCATTCAAAAGGGATAAGTACCAATCCAATGTTGGTGGGATGGAATGGTAATACAGGTGGGGCGGCAATCAACCTTGCCGTTCATATGGGGGCTAAACGGATTTTACTCCTAGGCTTTGATATGAATTTGGATGGTACACGCATGCAACACTGGCATGATTTGTATGGAAAAGGACCTGTATTGGATGAGAGGAGAAAGAGAAAACTGCCATTTTCTAGGCATATCACGTCCTTTTCGTTTATTGCGGCAGACGCTAAGAGGCTTGGTGTAGAAATCATCAATCTATCCCCAGGCAGTTCAATTAATGATTTTCCTAAGATGTCCGTTAAAGAATTTTTACTTGATACGAAGTGACATGAATATTGTTAAGTTGGCAGGGGGATTAGGTAATCAATTATTCCAATACGCATTCGGAAGAGTTGTACAAGAATGCAGTGGAAATAAAACGGCGTATGATAAAACGTGGTATGATACAACTCGTATCCCTCCTAGGCCTTATGTGTTAGGTCAATTTCAAGTAGAGGTTCCCACATCAGGTTATTTAAAAACAGGTAAGGTTGTGGAGAAGATAAGTGAAGGGATCCCCTCCTTGTATGTTGATAATAAATATTTCCAGGGATATTGGCAGAACCCTGATTTGTACAGTTTCAAATTGATAGAGGAATTTCGTGAACAGTTTCATGTGCGGCCACAGTATCAAACCGCCGCGTTTTTAGAATTACGGAAACAAGTACAATCTTGCAATTCAGTAGCCCTCCATGTACGTCGTGGGGATTATCTATTGCATCCAAATCATTTGGTATTGCCTTTACAGTATTACCAAAATGCTTTATCTTACATGGACGCAATGAAAAAGAATACAGAGGTATTTGTATTCAGTGATGATTTGGATTGGTGTCGAGAAAATTTTATGGATTGTCATTTTGTAAACCTGGGGGATGAATGTTTGGAATTTGATTTAATGAGATCTTGTAAACATTTTATTATTGCCAATTCTACGTTCTCTTGGTGGGCTGCTTATTTATCATTGAATGCCACTATTATTGGGCCGAAGCGGTGGTGGCGGAGTAATGTAAATGGATTTGGTGTTTATGAGAAAAGAATGAAGCGTAATGATTGGTTAAACATATCGTTATCATAATGGATATACTAATAACAACGGCTCCGAAGGATTTTAACAAACTCAAGTTTAACTATGAGTCCATTGTGCGGAACATAGAAGGAATTGATGAGGTTATCTATGTTTCCCCCGTGGTTATTCCATCTGAATATTTACCGAATAAAGATGTTCTTTGTTTCACTGATGCTGGGGTACTTGATTTTGATTTCTTCCTTATCAATGATGCCAAACGGCGGGGATGGTACCGTCAACAGTTTATTAAACTGTTTCAAGAACTCACTCTTAGTAATTATCTTGTTGTTGATTCTGATGTATTTATTTGCAAACCATTGGAGGTAAGTGATACACGGCCAATATTTTATCTTGGGAAAGATCAATTACATCAACCCTATTTTAATTTGATGAAAGATCTTGTCAACCTTGACCGGGTTTATCCTCATTCTTTCATCAGTGAAATAATGTATTTTAAGAAAGACATTATTGATGAAATTGTTTCTTACGTAGGAGTTGATGATTATGCGTTCTTTTACAAGTGTGTTTCTTACATAAATGAGGCAAATGACCCTTCTGGTTTTTCCGAATACGAATTGTACGGAAATTTTACAACAAAGTACTTTCCTGGGCTATACCAGTACGAACATATAAAGGTGTTGTCAAAAGCATTGAAGCGGAAATGGACTAATGAGGAAATTCAGCAATACATTACTTCTAATAAAGATCAAGGTTTTGATTTATTAACAATGCATAGTTGGATATGAATGTAATAATGTTCCATAGTGGTAAAGATCTACCAAGTTTCTTGGAAGATAATTTTAAGCAGTTCCGGTATTTTAATCCTGCCGTGCCTGTTTATTTTCTTACTGACTACCACCATTTGCAAAATCCTATCTTTACGAAGTATTCAATAACGGCAGTAAATAAAGATGACTATTATTCTGAAAAGGTTACCCACTTTGAAATCTTGTTTGGCAAGCCTTCAAATGATTTTTGGACCTTGGCCGCAACGAGAATGCTATACATTGAAAATTTTATGCGGTTGCGGAGTATGACAAACGTTTACCATTTTGAAAATGATGTATTGATTTATTACAATTTACAGAAACATCATACATACCTTCGGCAATATTGGGGAATGTGGATTACCTTTGGTGGACCAGATAAGTGTATGACTGGTTTTATGTTCATCAAGAATTATAAGGCTCTTCAACATATGACTAATTATTGGATTAATTTGCTTAGTGAATATGGTGTGGTTGGGGTAAAGAACACATTCAAAGTTGATATGGTTAATGAGATGACGTTAATGCGGATATACGCAAGTGATGCGGAGTCAAAGTTACGCCCATTGCCTACGATGCCTGTTCCTCCAATGAACCATGGGTTTGAAGATTTTGGTTCTCTGTTTGATCCAGCTTCCTGGGGACAGTATGTAGGAGGTACCCGTAACGAAGGGCCTGGGGCAATGCCGCAGGACCATTACATTGGGGTATGGTTAAAGTCTTTACCAGAAGTCCGCCTTGTTTGGATATATGAAGATCATTTGAAAATACCAACTATCATTTATAATAACGAGGCATTCCGTATTAATAATTTGCATATTCACAGTAAGAACCTACATTTATACATAAGCAAATGATAGACTGGATACAAGGAGAACGGTTTATGGCATTGGCAAACAATGAAGACATATTCTACTGTCATACACATGACGTGAATTATTTCTTTAAACACTTGCCAACTGAGAAACCTTTTATCCTTATCAGTCATAATAGTGACGGGTGTATAATGCGGCATCCAAATCGGGAAGACCATGCCGATATTGGCCTTATGCCAAAGAACCTTATTCATTGGTTTGGACAGAATGTCAATACGGTAAATGTTAAAGTCAGTTCTTTACCATTGGGAGTGGAAAATAACCGGTGGCTGAAGAAAGAACGCAAGCTCAAGAAAATGGAAGAGAAAGTAAATGAGCCACGTAAGATACGGAATTTACTTTATGTCAATCATAATGTGGCAACCAATCCAGAAGAGAGGCAACGTCCATATTTTCTCTTTGCAAAGCAGGATTGGGTGACAATGAAAAGAGGAAAGAACGGGGAAAGTTTTTATGCGTACTTGGATGACTTGTACAATCATCAATTTATTCTTTCTCCGCAAGGGCATGGGATAGATACCGTTCGTACCTGGGAGGCGTTGTACATGGGCACAATCCCAATCGAGAAAAGAAACCTTAACAACCGTTTCTATGAGGATCTTCCAATCTGTTTTGTAAGTGAGTGGGAACAGATAACGGAAGAGTTCTTACAGGAAGAATATGTACGAATAATGACAACCAAGTGGAACCTTGAGAAACTTAACTTTGAGTATTGGGCAAACAAAATTAGGAACTATGATAAATGATCGTTACATGGAATTGGTGAAACCTCAGTACAAGGTTTCTTATTTGGCATATTTGAAAGATGCTAAGAAGATGGATGCCTTCAGCACACATCAACCACCACTTATACACATGCTCAATACGATTGTTGAGGGTGATGTGTTGGAGTTTGGAATGGGTTGGCACAGTACTCCAATAATGCACCTACTTTGTGGGATACAGGGTCGGAACCTGTTAAGTGTTGACACTGACAAGAATTGGTTTGACAAATTTAAGGACTACCGGGCACCTTGGCATCAATTGCAACTGTCGGAACAAGAACCAATATTTAAAGGACAACACAGTATGTTTGATAAGCATTATGCCATTGCTTTTGTGGATGCAGCCCCGGCACAGATTCGGCAACCTGTTATTGAAAGAATCAAAGATGTGGCAGATTATGTTATTGTGCATGATTCAGAATGTACTTTCCAAGGAAGGAAGAATGCGTACGCATACGATTTTTCAATGTATAAGCATGTGTTGCACTTCCGTCCAATGAATTCTGCCACGTCGGTGTTGTCAAACTTGGATGAGATTCCAACTGAAGTAACAAGAATATTTGAATAATGGAAGAACGTAAAACCATAGTGCTTGTCTTACGAAGCGGGGGAGACTTTGCCATACAGGATGTCCAGCTGATTGTGCGGCACATTCAAGTCAAGTGGCAATCTCCAATTAGACCGCGTATTATATGTCTATGGGATAAAGCATCACAGCATTATGATCTTGGCAACTTTGAATTGTTGCCGTTAAACAATACCTATCCCGGGACCTGGAGTCGCATCCAATTATACAGTCCAGAGATGGATCAGTATCGTCCGTTTTTGTATGTCGATCTAGACACAGCCGTTGTTGGTTCGCTCGAACAGGTGTTCGCTTCTATTGCTGATCCATCTCTTTTTATTGCTCTTGAGGATTTTTGGCAGAGGGGTTCTTTAGCAACCGGACTTGTATGGTTCCCCAAAAATTGTGAAAAGACAAAGAAGGTTTGGGAATCTTGGAAGATGCCGGTAGGTCGTCGCATGGATAATTACATTCGCTCAGTTATTTCGGCAGACACCTATTGGCAGAAATTAACCAAT